TCAAACGATTTAAGCGAATTAATGGCGAACCGAAATGAAATGAATTTATATGAGCGTATACATAAATATGTCAAAGAACATTGATAGAAGGGGGGGAATGTATGTATAAATATAATCAATCTGAATTTGAATCCATGATGGATGAATTAATGCATGATTTCAAGAAAGGCTGCGGAAAATCTGATGCCGAACTTGATGTAGCTTACAAAATCTTAAATCCCTCTCCTGTCGGCGGTTTTGTCGACAGCCTCGTTAAAATGGATAAAGATTATAGCACGAATCTATGGGAAATCAAGCGAAAACAGATCAAGAGTTTTATACCTGAATGCGACGGATACCAGTTAGACGACATCGTGGCCTATTGCCGTGCGAAATTCTTTAAAGAAGAAGTCGATCGTATCATATATGATAATTCTATCGCTGAAGAATGCGATGTTTGTGTATATGCGGACGGTACTATATTAAGTCCGGAATGGCCATATTTATGTGCAAAAGTATATGTTAGTATTAAATGGATTGACGAAAACAAAACCACTTACACCCGTATTTTCCCATCCGCGGTAGGATTCATGTCTTACAAAACAAAAGGATCTATGGAAGATGATCTGAAGCAAAAAGAAAATATGTCCACCATGGAAATGCGTGAACACTTAAAGATATCCCGAGCAGAATTCTCAAGGAGGTACAACATACCGCTCAGGACACTTGAAAACTGGGAATCCGGAAAAAGCAAATGTCCGGATTATGTGAGGCAGCTGTTAGAGCGAGCTGTCTTAGAAGATTGCGAAAAATAAGAAAAGGAGAGGGTGAAAATATCCTCTCCATATTTTTAACACACTTTAATTATTTTATTATTCACCCTCCGGCTTAATCGTTTCGCCGTGGATATGCTCACGTTCATCTGTTCAGCGCAGTATTCAAGAGTGCGCTCCTGACATCTCAGCCGGAACAATCTTTCTTCGTCCGGTGTGAAATTGCACTCTATCAAGAATCTGTCTATATCTTTTTTTCGTGAACACATATAATTTCATGAGCATACCCCTTATTAATGCTAACGTTGATTCTGTGCAAGATAATTTGTAAGCTTCTGTTTTGTTTTTTTTAATTCTTCTACATTATTCCCACTAATCTGACTATCCAGCATGGTTGATAGTACTTCCAGAATTAATGAATCTCGTTCTGCGATTCTCCGAAGACTTTCATAATCTCGTCTATCATGTTCTTCCAGTGTCTCTACTCGCTTATTAAGTCGGAATGCCGGGGTAATCCATTTAAAGATTACGGCTGCCGCTCCTCCGACAATGGACACCCCTCCACAGATAGAGAGGAAAATCTGTGCAAATTCTGATATGCTCATTTAGCTACTCCTTTTCCCAGTAGTATACCGGGACTTCATTTCCGGAATCCCATGTATCATAATATTTACCATCTTGTACTGTCACCACATGGCCATCTATGCAGAGAATGTATGTGCCTGTCGGATGGTCTGCGCAAAAGTCGTTGACTGTATAGATATATCGTTCTGATTGTTCAATCAGTTTGCGTCTGTACCCATGTTTGTAGAGGTACGCTCCCCAAACGTAATTAGCTGATGGCATATCTGACAGAGCGCATGCCTGTATCATTAATCCGGCGAATACCGTTTCCCAGTCGAAGCCAGTTGCTTTGCATATTGCCCGGACAACGCAATCTCCGACTCGATTCCCAGCAGGATTCGGATTGTAATATTCCCATCTGTCCATCAGTCAATCCCCTTTGCTGTTTTATATCTCTTCGCCGCTCCTCTGGCTTTTGCGGCGTTCTGGCGATTCCACTTCGCAATCATAAGCCGGTCTTGCAGTTCTCTCAGGTCGTTCTGCTTGCAGTAATCTTTGTATGCAGCATTTTGTTTCTGCAAAAGATAAGACTTTCGGTCAAGGTCTTGTTGGAGTACAAATCTTGTCTGTTCGTCCTTGCAGTTATTAACCGCCGCTTGCATTCCAAGGACTTCACGCTTTGTTTTTCGGATTCTCCGCTCATAAGTACGTTGTTTCTGCTCTTTTTCGTACTGTTTTCCTTTGTCAGCTTTGTCCTGTGCTGATAATTCCGCATAAGGATTAAATTCTCCGTCACTGGCTCCAAAACTATGCCGACAGTTGACCCCTGACAGTCCGCTTGCCGTTCCATATCCGGTCAATGAGAACGGCGGAAATTTCTTGCTCTTGCCAGAACGAGAGTATATCTTTCCTTGCCACCATGCGTGATTTCCCGGATTCTCGCCGCCGTCACCTGTTCTGGCTCCTATGTGTGCACTGACCAGAACTAAATCCCAGCCCATTTCTTCCATGCGTTTGAGGGATATATCTCCAGTAGCCTGTGCCACGCCGGTTCTGACAGAACGTGCTACTGCTGTTTCAATTGTATCTTTTCTGCCAGATGGATATGTTACTGTAACGCCATTGCTTACAACATTGTTAACTGCTTCTCTAATCGCTTGCGTATATCCAACTGCCCCAGTCATCACATGATTGTATGCAAGGTCACACTGGTTGATATACAACGCCTGAGCCGCATTTGCAGTTGTCCTTGTGAAGTTCTTCCACTCTCCCATAGTCGCAAGCATATTTCGCTCCATGAGTCTTATCATTGCTGGGGACTGCTCGAGCGGCACAGGGCTTAATCCTGCCGCCTTGTATACCTTATCATCATAATCGAGAGCAGTAATTCCGGCATCTTCAAACGCTTCAAGGAGTTCCTGCTGTTCGCGTTTGGTGTATTTGGATAATTCTGCCAGAATGTTCTCTAACAGTTCACCTGATTCCTGTAGCGTTCTGATTCTCCACGCATCGGCATTGGTCAGAATATAATCCTCACCTCTGCCAATTCTTGCCATCATTCTCGACACAATCTCAGAGATGATGTACTGATGCAGTTCTTCTACTATCTGTTCACTGCCCTCTGTAATTTGCCGTAAATATTCTGGACTAAGCATAGTATATCACCTCTTTCATCAAAAGTCGTGGTACATGTTTTGGCCCTTTTGATGGTTAATTAAAGCCCTCTTTAGCTTAGTTAGATACATTATTTGCAGTTCCGATTTTATAAACATAGTCACTCATATTACCATAACTCGCAAAGTCACAGTCTTTTCCATAAACTCTCCATACCATTTCGTCATCTGAATTAAGCGATGAAATATAACTATAAAGGTTGTTTATTTGTGTGCAACTTATCAAGTTACAAACGTTATTTGTTTTTGCGTTAATTTCGCCAGACTTCGGATAAATGCTCTGAAATTCTAACCTTCCAGTTCCCAAATCACATTTTATAAAATTCAGTTCTGCGCCTAATATAACAGCACTATTTCCGCCATTGTTTTTTCCGTCATGTACAAGCATTGTTTCGACGGTAGTCGTAACGATTTTGCAAAATTTAATCGTACCTTTTTCGCAAGGACTCATACCAATTCCTATTGCAGGAAATCTCCCTGTATCATCACTTATATTAGGACATCCACCCCAATCAAATATACAGTTTTCGATAAGCCACTCGCCTTGTATCCCCCTACCACTACTCTCACAGTGCATAGCATATCTTGTGTTTTTACTTTTTATTGTAAATCCTTTAATGGCTGTAAATGTCCTTGGTAATGAAACGATATGAAAAGCACATTTTTCAACAATGTCACTTCTGATAGGATTTTCTAATCCTGTTGAGCCATTCCATTCGATAATGGTATCTTCTGGATTTCCACTCTTTGATTCGTAAGTAACCCAAGGTTTTGTAATAACACCTTGATATTTGCTTGTCTGTGCTATACCCGTGTATTTGTCTTGTAAATCTGTGTATGTTCCCGGTAATACGATAATTCTGTATCTTTTTGCGTAGGAATTATCGGTAATCGTTTCGTTCGCATGGTAAATAGTAGCAAATGGTTTTTCTTCCGAACCATCACCACTCGTATCTGAGCCTGTGGTTGAGACATATATGCAATATTCTTTTATTACAGAACCATCTATACTTTTTATATCATTTACAGAATCACTTAAACTTTCCAAAGTGTTATTGATATTGTCAATGTCATATTTTGGATTTTTGAACCAGTTAGATTCTTTCTGTGTAATGTCACCAGAATATAATTTTGCACCAACAAATACACCAGATTTCTGCATTTCAGTGATATACATCGTAGTATCATTAGTGATTACTACATCGCCGTTACCTGACGCTGAATATTTACCAATCGGTATCCAATTTCCGTCAGTATCTTCGTAAAAAGTAAAAGAGCCACTCATATTTTCATAATGATATGTTCCAGCCTTTAGTGAAATTGGATTGAACGATTGATATGTTTCGGATTTAAGCTGTTTTTTAGCACTTTTGTTCCAATATGTTCCAACGCTTGGAGTTCCAATATCATATTCTTTATATCCGCCAACGTGTTCTATTTTGTTATCTAAATCTTCTTTTATCGAATTAGTTTCCACTTTCAGAGAAGCAACGTCCGTCTTGTTCTGCTCGATCTGCTGTGCCTGTTCTGTCGTGGCACCGGGCTTGACCGGATTCTTTTCAAGATACTCATTTACTGCATTCTTGATTTCCTCCGGTGAAATCTCACCGCCTATTCCTTTTAAGCATAATTCGTATAAATACTTCTCTTTTCGTGTGATCGGTTTCGGGAGTTCGCCCGTGTAATCACCTGTCAAGTACGCAAGATATTTTTCTTCCCTTGTTACTGGTTTATCTGCCATCTTTTTACTCCTCTCCGAATAATGTTGGTTCGTCTGGCTGAGCTTCTTTGACCATTGATACCGCCTCGTCTTTCGTCATTCCCTCGAACTTCACAAAATACAGCCATGCCGGAACCTTTCCAGTGGTCACATACTGCCACCATCTTGCACGGTCGTTTTCACGTACATACAGGATGTCTCCGAAATCATAATTGACCTCGTATGCTCCGACAGGTGCAAGTCCGTACAGGTCAGCATAAACGTTCAATGCGTAAATAACTTCATCCAGACAGGATTCCAGTTTATCTCGAATGTCTTTGATAAACTGCACTGTCCTCTGCTGTTCCGCTTCTACTCCTGTAGCCGTCTGAATGCCGCTAGATTCGTTGAAAACAAAGTAGCCATTAGAGAATCCAATCTTATATCCTAACTGGCTTAAAAGGGCATTTATGCCGCTTATACGGGTATCTGTGTTGAGCTGCGGATTGATTTCTTGATAAAACTCTTTCTCATCCTGCCCGAATACATTCTTAACAAAGTGCGGTAAGTTCATCTCGTTTCGCCTGTTCTCCATGCCCTGTGGCGACATGGCTGCTACAGGTGTACCGCTTGGCATTAGTAGTCTATCATCTGCCAGAACAATCTTCTGCGAATCAAAAATCTCTCCGGCATTACGGCTGTATGCAATGTCGAGATCTTTCAGCTCTTCTATAGCTTCTGCAAATATCGGCAATCCAAGCGGTGTACTGATATCCACATTGTTCGCCTGCGGTGTCCGCAGTACTCCGTACAGAGGCCCATCCAGTTTCTCACCGTTTGTCTTGAGAATCGGCGGCGTGTCTGCCATGAGGTCAGCCCACTTGGTCTGTTTAAGGTCAATCTTGTCTCCGATGCTTTGAGGAGATTTTGATACATAGGCTCTGTTAGAAACATAATACGGATAAGTTGTCACTCCGTCCACTGTTGTCTCAATAAACCTGTGATATTCAAGTCTTGTGTAGTATTTTCTACCAACCGTATAAGAGTCTTTGAATATAATCCCTTTGATTTCCTGATTATCATAATCTACAATCATCACATCAGTCGGTGTAAATATGTCAAGGCTCTCACCGTTTGGCTTAATGAACACCGTTCCGTAAGCACAGCCATATTCTACCCAGTGACGGATCTGGAAGTATACCTTGTCAATCTGCTCCTGTAACCATGTAGCCCTTGCAGAGCCATCTATCTGAATGCCGATTGCCAGTGTTGCAAGTCTGGCAGTCTCAGAACACACAGATTTCGCAAAATTAATCGTCTTGATGTTATTCTTATCATCTAGCCATTCCGGAACTCCCCTGTAAATGTTCGCGCACCGGTTAATCAGTGATTCCATCTCTGGAAATTCTGCTGCCTGGATATTAAAATCCTCTTCAGCTTGTTTTTTGAATATCATGTTAAACCACCTTTTTAGTGTTGTTATAAGTCCCATTATGCATTGTTACCCCTTCTTCTCCACAATGATTCTGTTGCGTATCTGCAGGCATCGACTAAATGGTTGTTCTCGTCAGGATATCCACTTATAACGTTTCCATCTTTGTCTCTTTCATATTCGTACTCTGAAAACTCTTTGTAAGCATTAGGCGTTCTTTTGGGGTCAATAACGATAGTCCTTGTCTGAAGCCATTTCATAGAATACTCCACACTTCCAGGCCCTTTTATTGCGCCCCTTGCTGGAAGTCCAAAGTCTCTATAATCATTGATTGATTTAGGTTCCGCAGAATCGCAAGTAATAGTATAATCATCATATTTTCTTTTTAGAATCTCGTCTGCTGATTTCCTATTACTCCATTTATTTTCGTAAATTTCATCAATGAGATATATCTTTTCAGTGTTATGATTGTAATACAAACGTATAAAAGCATACGGGTCAGGGAAAAATCCCCAGTCACACCCCTGAAATATTTTATCCATGTGGCTGATCTCTTCGTCTGTAATATCTCTGATTTCCAGATACTCAAATACGTTTCCGCCGTCACCATTCGGGACACCCAGGTATTCATGTTCATAGGCTTCTGGATTGATTTCTTTCAGATGTGCTGCATCGTCAATAAACTTCTGTCCGAGCCACTCCGCCGGAGCTTCCAGATAACTCGAATGATGGATAACTCTTTTTGGGTTAGGCATGAGCTTAATCCTGTTTACCCAGTTTGATTTTGATTTTGGTGGGTTATATGATGAAAAATCATAGGATTCATCGCCGCCACGAAGCACTGACTGATTAACAGAACGTTCCTGGGCATCTCCCTTCATTTGGTCTTTTTCTTCTTTCCAGAGGATTCCGATATATCCAAACTCCGGCTTAATAGATTTCAGTTTGGTTTCATCGTCCAGACCACGGAAATATATTGTCTGTCCCGTCTTAATATACTTGATCTCAAGTGGTGACACCTTGCATTCAAATTCTTCCATTAGCCCCAGTTCGTTGATAGCCCATTTCATGTTAGCATATACAGAATCTTTCAGAGTGCCGGCCACCTGTCTTGTAATGCAGGCGTGCATCTGGGGATTATTCTTGATAAGCTCAACAATCTTAAAGGCTACAAACGACGATTTCAGACCACCACGACCGCCCTCAAATACATATTCAATGTTAGGCTTAATCTGTCGGTTAATATCCACGAACGCCTTGCCAAGTACTCTGGCAGGAAGTTCGTATTTGCTTTCGTCTGATTTTGATACAGCTACCAACTGTTCCCATTTGTCTACCGCCTGCATATTTCCTTTAATAGCTTTATCGTATACAGCAGCTACAATACAGGCATTATTATTTGCATCCTCATCAGATATTCCCATCTTTGTGAGTTTCTTCTTTGCGGCAGTCGGGGCAGGGTTCTCAGCTATCATTTTTGCTAATTCAGAAAGAGTCTTTTTTTGACGACGTGCTTGACCCGATGCAATACCACCCTTTTTTGCAATTCTCACCTGTTCCTCACCTGCTCGAAACTGCGTCGCCGCTCTATTATTTAAATTCTGATCATTTGCCATCCTATCAACATCCAATCATATCCTTTCTGAATAAAAACACCCTAGCATAGTTATAGTTATATATACTATAATACCATACTAGGGTGTACGTAGCTCTCTACCACTTTTATAAATTTTTAAGTTTTTTAAAGCCTGCCAATCAGCTTGGCCAGATGATAATATTCCGCCATGACCTTACGTTTGTAGCCATAGAAGTCATTTTCTGTTGCAGGAACCGTCCTGATTTTCTCCATTGTCCGATAACCAATACTATTTACAATACTGTCATAGATTTGCGATTCAATGCCGGGTGCATATTTGATAGATACCTGTAACAGATTGTATTTATCACTTTCGCTAAGATTCCGCAAGTGGCTTTGTAATGTCGGTATATCATCCGGCGGCACTCCGTAATCAATCAGTGTTGCCTTTCTCAGCTTCATTTATTTCACCTTCTTCATTCAAATTCCAGTCACATGGTATGTCTTGAAAACATTCTGGACAGTGTTCGTATAATCTGCAGCCTTTGCAATCCGCTGACTGTCCAGTACAATATTGCTGTAGTACGTGGTATGCTGATATAGCAAGGTTTGGCGTTATGTCTGGTGTAGGTTTGTTATTCATTCTTCTTCTCCTCCACCTCTTATCGCTTGCTTTTTATCGCTCGTTTTTTATCGCTTGTTTCTGTGATTTCTCTCAAGCAGGCATTCCAACCAACCGCAATAATATCTTTTTGTGATTCTACATTGTCAATTGGAACAATATACTCTTTTTTCTCAGGCAGCGGCTTAAATGGACACCAATCAGGAATCACATCATTGTTTGGAACTCTCCTACTATTCATTGCTCTGCACCAAAATTCGCTTATAAATTTGCATTTTCCGCAATTCTCTGGTGTATCTGTCACTAATACTGATTTACTCACCTACTTCACTTCCTCTCAACATCAGGCTCAAAGTGTTATATCCCGGGCAAGTCCTAACTCCGTTTCTGGTATCTCTTAACAGTACACAATACGGATATAACGCCATGACCTCATAGACGTGTTCTGTGGCTTCCTCGCCACGCTGGTCGATGTATTTGAAACACTTTCCCGGTCTAAGAAAGTACCTTGCACATACATACGCTTTTGTTCCAAATCTTACGCTTGCGCTACTCATTTGTGTTCCTCCTGTAATAATTCTTTATTGTCGAAGATATTGCCAACTACTTCAAAATGTTCCAGATCAAACTTATCAAGATATTCCCATCCGTGCTACCAGTTTCATGTGCTACCCATCCAGCAACGTTCCATTCAACGGTTTCATATGCCGCATCCTCTGGATAGGATTCGTCCAAGTGTGCCATCAGAATATCATTTTCCCAAATTTTCTTCCCATTCTTGTCGCAAAGTCCTGTGAACTGACAGAGGGTTTTCGGATCAATTTCCACACATTTCCATCTTACATAATTGTCTACATACAAGATTAAATGTCTTTTACCTAAAAGGTCATATTTTTTCACATAATTTCCCTCAACCCATTCTCCATTATCAATCCGCTTTGCCTTGAAAAGAATTTCTCTCATTCAACTCCACCGCCTTTCACGATTTTGATTGCAACTTCAAACGCATCAGTTTCACCCTCGAAATACTCCGATGCTTTCTGTAATGCAGCAGTTCTTGTCTTTTTTGTTTTCAACTGCTCCACAACCTTGTCCGCATCAAAAGCTGTCGGCTGTCCATCAATTACTGCACCTATTGCAAAATCTATATCCGAATTTCCAAGAGAGTCAATTATTTTGTCTGCATCAATTAAACGCATTTATTCATCCTCCCACATTCCCAACAACCGCATCCTCTCATACAGTACAGCGACGGTCTTGCGTCTGTATCTGTAGAAATCTTTCGGGTTCATCGGGATATATCTTTCTTTGCTGATTTTCCTGTAACTTTTCCGGTGTAGGATATTCTCAATAACCATATCCGCTATCACCGTGTTTTTTCGGGCAAGCTGACAAGGCAGCACCGGAAAGTGGGTATCCGTACTCTGCCGGAAAGTCTTTCAGCATCGTATTCAGTTTTTCAATGTCCTCTGCCGGAATACCGTAATCTTTCAGCTTTTTGTTCCTTGTCGGCATACCGTTCTCCTTTCTAATCGTCTGGGTGGTGCTTGTCGTACATGATCGCCACACATGCAAGACCAACCATTCCAAATATGGTTCCAATGGCGAATCCTAATAAGAATGTAATCATGCTTCTTCCTCCAACTTCAACAGTTCTGCGATAGACCATGGTTCCTCGTTATTTCTAATAAACGTGAACATATTGCCAAAAATCTCTTCGGGGACTTTGGCAGTTACGCAACAGCCCCAAATTCCATTAACTAACCGTGGTTTCTGCCTTGATACATATAACTCCCCGCTATAATCTCTTCCAAGATACTTTATTTTTCCGTCAGCGCAGCTCAAAAACATTTTTTCTTTTTTTGAAATTGTCGGCTGTTTAGTATATTTTGAGTTTCCCCATTTCACTGCATTTTCTAAGCAAAACATAACTCCATCGTCTTCTTCGTAAAGCAGGCATTGATTTTTACAATCAATATCGCAACAACAGCAAGGCTTCCCGGTTCTTTTAGATACCGCAAGTCCAAATCTGCTACATGCGATATTCAGAATTTCATTAGCGTACTTTTCTTTGTTTGTCATTCTTCCACTTCCTCATAAGTTTCTCTGAATATATCTGGTTTGCATGGATAAAGCTCTCCATGAACACCACGGATGATATAATCTCCTGCTTTTGCAACCATGATTCCTTCAAGTGTTTTTATCTCGCACCACGCTGGCTCTGGATGGTATTTTCCAAAATGGTGAGTTATAATGTCATTTCTGCTGACTGCATCCCAGAACCAGTCTTCTCCAACCAACCCTCTTTCGTTAAGTTGAAATGCATCAATTATAACCGGCTTCTTTCTGTACTTCATACTTCCACCTCACTATCCTCTGGCATCTGATAATCAATATGTCCATTTACATAGGCTTCCTGAATCATATCCAGTACTTTCATGGCTTTTGCTTTGGTGGAATATTCTCCGAGCAAGCAACACCATCCCATATCTCTTCTTACACTTATTACTCCACCCGAAACTTCGATATCGGGTAAAAATTCAAATGCAACTAAAACTTCCTTGTTCTGACTTCTGATTAACATTTTGCGTCCTCCTTGTAATTCTCAATCTCATTGCAGTTAGGTTCATAAGGTTTTGGATATACAGTATATCCACACTTCGGGCATTTGATTTGTGGTGGAAAGTCCCTACTCCATTCCATGCTTCCACCGCATTTTCTGCAACGGATGTATCTCTCTACTTTCTTTGGTTTTGTTTTGAAGAATGAAGTGTAATTATTATTTTTCATTTCCATCCTCACTTTCCCCATGTAAGCAACTGACACGCTATTGTGCAGTCCTCCATGATTTCTTAACCAAATGCTACCTGTCCGTTATTCTGCATGACTTTTCATTTCTCCTGAAAAGCTTAATTCAATTCCCAGTTCTTCCTTGATAGCCTGCACATAATCAATCCATTCAGCCAAGCCCTGGTCGATATAGTCCGAAGCTTTGTCCATGCCTGCCATGAACTTCTGGCATCTTTTCTGACCGAACCCAAATTCATCATGCAGGACAGCTATCGCCATGATCACGCAGCATTCCGACACAAGCTGTTTGATCTTCTCAGATGCTTTGTCCAGGTCCTTTCTTGCCAGGGAAGTATGTATTCCTGTTACTCCCCTGAATCTGCATTCCTTTTCAAGGGCTTCGAGACCGTCCTCTCTGGTGATTCGTCTAGCAAGGTCAAGACCATCTTCTCTCCCGCGTTCATACTCTCTCATTTTGTTCATTTCTTCACCTTTCCGAACCCGTATCCTGTCGGAGCATAGGCTCTATCAGTACTGGGGTGTGCTGTTTTAAGCAACCCATCATCAATAAGCTGGTTTAAATGTCTCCAGATGGTAGCTCTGCTTGCGTCTACTTTCTCGCAAATCTCGCTGACCGATGGCGCGTATCCAACAAGTTTAAAGTAACTTACTACATACATGTAGATTTCTTTTCTGAGGGCCTGTCCCTGTTCATATTTGTTCTTAGTGTTGTACATTCTTTCTCACTTCCCTCTGCTTAGAATCTAATAATTTATTAAAAGCAACTAGACAATTCTTAATAAACTGTTTATCATTATCATCAGGACACATTTCCGCATACTCTCCAAGTTCTATCAGACGATCAGTAGCCTGCTTGGAATATTCGTCTGTAAGTTCGGCTGAATAGAAATCTTTTATAGTTTTCCAAAATTCAGTCATAAACCTTTGAATATACGGAATATCCTTTGCTTCTACTTTTATTTTTATCATCTCCTTTGAATATTGTATACAATGTACTGTATACGCTCTATTTAATTTTATTTTATAAATATAATATATTTATATTATTTTAATATAAGTAACCCACAGTAACCGAGATGTAACCGTACTAATTCGTGTAAACCATTGATTTTACAGGTAGGTAACCGGGTAACCGAGTAACCCTGACTTTCTCATATAGGGAAACTTTTATACTCAATATGTGCATATAAATACTCAAATATATATATATAGAATCAAAGGTTACCTAGGTTACCCGGTTACCTTTTGGACGAATTGTTTGTTAATCAAACACAATATCGTCCGTAATCTCAAAATTATCATTACAATTAACAAATCCTTTTGGAATTTCATCCACAATTTTCAAAAACACACATTTGGTGACAATTCCGTCAAGTTTTTTTGCTTTGGTCGGATAACCTCTACTGTCGGTTTCCACAAGTCCCTTCTTAACAGCCCATGACAAAAATGCTTTTCTGGAGAATCTTCCGATTTTGCATAAATCATCAAACGCTGCGCTATAGATTATTGCAATTGACGTTTTTTCTACCGGATCATTGTCGATAATTCCCCATCTTTCTGTTTTTATATCCGGGTTATCATCGAATTTAATTCCGTTCATGGCAATCTTATCAAGCACGAACCAGTAAGCGCGTTCGTTTTCAGATACCATTTCTTTCTCTGTCAGAAGATTCTTAGCCGTCTCAATGTCAATGTACTGGCTATCATGGAACAGCTGATCTGTTGCGATTTTATCTGCTGTCAGGATAATGCTCATTGATATGCTTTGCTTCTGCATCTTGTCATCGTCCTGTATAAGCCCTTGATAGTGCTTTTGCAGGGCTTTTATATCATCAATGGACATTTCTTTGACTACATTTACAAAATCGATTCCTGCGTACCCGTAGTTCTTTTTAAGGGTATCTGCGGTAAGCTGCGGATCATCAAAAATTTTCTCAGAACACTCAACCTCGATGATTCGGTTAATCGCTCCGCCCTGGCTGACATACCCGGCCAGTGGACGTTCACCGTTAGTAAGGATACAATTCTGCCAGCGATTCTCCCGGTTAACGCCCAGTTCCTTGTTGGAACGGCTCTTTCCTTTTCCGGAACATAAATCGTATACAATACCTTCAAAATTATCTCTGATTTTAGCCGACACTTTAGAGGTATCATCCAGAATCAGCGGTAAGTTGTTTAGCATATCAGACTTAGCTTCCAAGGCCACATCTGTTGTCTTGAAGTCTCCTATATATCGTGATTCGCCTGGATTCGCCCAGACGGAAGCTCCCAACATAAGCGTCACAGTCTTACCGCCCTCGGTTTCACCCCATAAGTCCACAAAAAACGGAAGAGCGCCGACCAGTTTAATTAGAATGCTTGCAAAACTTGCAGCCAACATGATTTTTGGTTCGATTCTTCCAGTAGCACGAACCTTTTTTACATGTTCATACCACTCTGCTCTGCTGCCACCTACACTGATACTTTCGTATAACTGTCGAAATCTCATATCACCATCAAATACGATATTCTTGTCGTAAGGCAGGAAATAATCTCGAATCCACCCGATTTTACTAGAGGAATATTGGATGTTGATATAATCATCATTTGCATTCTCAACGTCTGACAGATACCGTACGAGGAACTTCGCATTCTCAGAAGTCACTGAAATACCAAGCGCGGATAAACCAACAATTTTACTGGCTGATGCAACCATAGTTTTCGGTACAATAACCTCGGACCATTTATTATTCCTCTTATAGATTAACTTTATCTGTTCTTCCCCAGTCTCCAGATTCTTCATTCGTTCAACCGGAAGAATAGGATGATAACAGGCTATAATGTCCGGTGATCCTGGATTTGTGTTTGATATTCTGATTCCGTCATCATCTGCTATCCAGTTAAGACATTTCATTCTGTCATATTCACAATCGGAGAAATTAGTCCACTGGTCCAGCATAGACACTGTTCTATTGTTTTTCTCTTTCTCGATCATCTGCTTCTGCACTTTCGTGTAAGCCTTCAGCAAATCTTCAAATTTTTTCTTCACGCCAAGCTCCTTGGCTCTGTCCAGAAGAGTCAGTGTAAGACGTGCCTTGTATATCTCGTCTTCCTGACTAAATATCTCGTCAAACACTTCTTCATCCAGAATAGAATCCTTCGTGAGCTTGTTTATCATTTCCACTTCTAATCACCTTCTTCCAATCCTGTTATGAATCCATGCTTATATAATGCAAGCTGTAATTTGTTCCATGCTTCGCACCAGCCATCTGATAATGGCCTTACTCTGTCAAGAATAGACCTGCAAAAGTCAATATCGGACAAACATTCCTGCAATTCTTCATTCTTCTTCCGTTCTGCTTTCTCTCTCATTTCTTTTTGCTTCTGAGCGTGATATATTGCCATTCTGGACGAAAAATCAGGTTTATGGTATGTTCCACCAAGAATCTGAAAGGCTGTCTTAAAATCGCAATTATCCATATTCTGAACGAAAGTAAAAATATCTCCTGACGCGCCACATCCGAAGCAATAGTAGCTGTCTTTGTAAATTTTCAATGAAGCAGTACGGTCACTGGGATGAAATGGGCAGCTGATAAAGCCAGCTCTGTTCGGAATCATTCCGTATCTGGAAAGAACATCTCTCATGCTGTTCTGCTGCTTAATTTCTTCTTTCGTCATGTCAGCAACTCCACGATTCGCCGTCCAGTCTCTTCTTTTGTACAGAATTCAAACTGGACGTTATATCGGTCTCTGATAGTGCAAAGGGAGCGAAACAGAGAAACTCCTTTAATTTCTTTCTGAATATATTTTTCTTTCATTCGTATTGTTCTCCCATTGATGTTTTTTGTTCTCCAACGAAACCGCTCCATTTCTGGCTGGTAAAAAAAATACACATCTTCAAGGCACTTTACATCCTCGCCGTGTTCGCAAAGAATGACTAGCTTTGATTTATTGTCAATAGGCTTTAACAGCTCTCTTTTAAATCTCTCATGTTGAGCGCATACATTTCCATATAACTCTTGAAGGTCTTTTTTTGTATCTATAGATAATGGAATAACTGTTTCCAGATCCTTTTTACATACTTTCTTTTTGCTGTCAATAATAGATTGAATCTCATCTGTAATCTTACAGTAATCGCCAAATGGAAGTGGTACAGGGACAAGAATCGCCCCCATATTTTCCATTTGTTTGTGTTTAACAGAATTTGACTTTCCATGTGAACCGGAAAACTGGTTTTTATCTACTGCAATTTTCACAAAATCACCTCTTAATTGAAAGGAAGTTCTTCATCGATTCCATCCGGGATATTCATAAATCCATCTGTACCAGCTGGATTCGCTCCCATGATAGCTTCTTCTTTCAGATGATCGTCATACGCTTTTGTGGTACGCTCTTCTGGAATATCTGCATCTTTGATTCCTTCCACGCTGCGGAACCATGCAAGCTTGTGGCGTTTCACTTCTTTATTGTCGTACCAGTCTTTCTCCAGACGGAAGATGCCACCGATCAGCTTGCCTTTGAACTGCTGCCCGAAGTTATCGCCCCACTTAACAGCAAAGCCCGGATTTGACTTTTCTACGCATGTAATGAATGTTTTGAGATTACGAACACCATAATCTACACTCTCGTCAATAACCATGTAGTTTGTGCCTGCATTCGGGTATTTCTTGTCTGGACGAATATCGTTCTCAAACTGCTTCATAAAGTAACCTGCCTGCTCGTCTCCATCTGCAAAATCAAACAGGATAACAATCATATTCAGTCCGCTCTGAGACTGACGTTCAGACACCTGTTTAATCACCATTTTATGACCGCCAAGCTTAATTGGTTCAAATTCTCCTGCTGCCTGTGTTGTATCATAGCTATTTGGTTTCTGCATTGTCTGCTCCTCCTAATTCGTAATAATCTCTAATAATCTTATCTACTGCTGCCAGATCATTGTCTATGGTCAGTGAATCAAACATACCAATCGGTGATTTGCTGACAGCTCCCTGACTTGCCTGAGTGACAAATAAATGCTTTCCACTTTCTTCAATGCAACGGAGAACTATCGTAAACATGCCCTCCACGCAAACTTTTTCATCCAAAAGTTTTCCTATTGTCTTTGGCTTTACATCTCCAGAATCGTCCTTATCTTCGTGCATCATAAGATATACGACTTTATTTTCAGGGACTTTTGTCACAATGAACTGAATAAGATTCCAGAAATAGTCTCCAATATCATTGTACAGAGCGAATACCGCATTGCCTTTTCCAGCAGAAGCGTGTCCACGCATAAAGTGGTTCGTGATAAGATAACCTGCATCATCAATTACAATTGACTCTGCTTTTGATGCGATCAGGCACTTCATTACCTGCTGGTAATCATCTGTAAACCATCCGTCAATTTTCCCCTTGAATGGAAGTGGCTTGTTTAATACTCTGATAAGGTTCCAGTTTTTGTTTTGACAGTTTCTAAGACTAGTACTTTTACCGGAACCAGATTTTCCAATAATCAATACTGGTGTTGCCATTGTTATTCCTCCTTGTCATAAACCACATGTTTGCTGCTCTCAATAATCAGCAAACTTGCAATATCTTTCATTGATAAGGTTGATTCGTTATAGATTTCAACCAGTGCGTTGTATGCGTCTGTTGATACTTTCACGACCGGATTATCCTTATCAGTTGCAGGCTGTTTCTTTCTCGCCGGAATACGGATTTCAAACTTTTCCATTGTTGCCCTCCTTAGTTGTTTTCTGAGCCGCTAAAAGCCCATTTAGAGCCTGTACATAGCTCGCCAATGTTCTCGCCTTGTACTGTTCTTCAATTGGATTATCCGGCACTGTAGCAAGTTGTATGTCGATCAATCTCAATACTTCCTGAATGCGCTCTTTCATACTTACACCGCCTTGAAAAAGCAATACAGGTTATCTGATGCATCTCCGAACTTCTCTCCGTCGATATCTTCGGCTTTGTGGTATTCCACATGGTCAAGAGACATATCGCAGTTCTCATAATCCAAAATGTGATCCCCTCTGGACTGAAGCTCTCTGAGCAGTTCGTTGATGCACCCTGCTATTTCCAGACTGGGAAGAAGTTTCATAATTGCTATCTGTTTACTCATTTGGACACTTCCCATCTATCAGAAGTTCCAGTAAGAAAGCTTTGATTACTCTGAGGCTTTCACGACTTTCTTTCTCATAAAATGGGTTAAAAGATACGTTTTGGTACAAATCCCATTTAAATTTGTCTTTGAGAAGGAGAACATCTTCTTCCCTTTTAACCCCTCTTACTCCCAAACCGTAGCCCGAAAAATCAAAGGTGATATTTGCTGCCGGAACTTCATTCACAACTCTTTTACAAAGTTCATAAATTTCATCAATCTCTTTCTCAAACATCTTCTTATCCTCCTTATTTCCTACTGCCAGTCTGCTTTCATCTGGCGCACCGCCCATGCTGCCGAGATGCCAAAAAAGATGTTCAGCCAAATAGGTATATCCACATATTTCCCGGCAAGCATACAAACAGCAATTAGCATATACTCTTTCATTTTATTTCTCCCATAATCCACGCCAGATTGCTTGCTACCAGTGCGGCGGCTGTTACAATCCATGCCGTGAACCATTTTCTTGCTTTTTTTCTACTTTCTTCGACAATTTCTGTCGCAAGAATGAACTCAAGTTCGTCCCATGTCGGAACATTTTCACATTTATTTGTGCTATTTCTGCTCATATCGTGCTAATTTCTCCTTTTTTGGTATTTACAATTAGCAGATACGAAGTTATAATTAACCTGTACCTACTAAGTGTGGTTTAGTAAGTGCAACGCTCCGGTTGGTGGTGCTTCACCGCCGGGGCACTATCACTTTAATGCTTCTTTTCCTCTCCAGACATATCCTGTTTCTTCCCAGAGCTTTCTTGGAGAGATAACAAATTCTATTCTGCCAGAACCTTTTCTGTCGTGAATCACTTTATTCCCACGATACGCCGTGCCGATAGGCAACCATCCATAAATAATCCCCGCTCTGACAGATGGTATAGGAATGCCTGTCATTTTGCTCACGTCTGATACTGTCAGGCGCTCGTTTGAAAACTCTGGCATCTGTGGGATACCAGATATGATTCTTGCCACTTCTGCGGCAAACTGATGAACCTGTGCATTCTGCTCTATGTAATTATCAACTGCACTCATATAAACCTCTTTTCTAACTGATACTCATTTGAGCGTTACAGTCACGTATCATCATTACTGTATTGGTACATGGATGCCAGTTCTTAACATATTCCATAGCTTCTTCAAATCTCAGCTTAGGGATGTTATTACGGGCATTTACTGCAAAGTAAGTCTTTATATCTCTGTTGCATTCAGCAAATACTTTCTTGCCAATTTCCTTGTAAGCATTTGACTCTTTCCCACCAAGGTGAGCAATTACGACACTTGACACTAAGTCTCTAATAGATTCCTGCTGTGCGTAGTCAATAGTCATGGTATTTTCAAGTCTGTTAAGCCGCTCTTCGTGATCTAAGAATCCTGTCGCAATAACCTGTATCTGTTCAACTGTCGTCAGTGGCTTCTGGTATGAGCCTGTCTTTCTGATTGTCGGAAGAACTTCATCCATAACCCATGATTCGAATTTCTCTGCCGATGGAAGTTTCGACTTCATAATCAAGCGGTACAAATCTCCCTCATTTATGTATGACATTGACTGAATACCACTAGATGTAGGGGTGTCGCGTTTCACGACTCC